TCAACTGGCCACATCAATGCATGGACGACTCACGCCTTGCGTCGTTCGTCTCGATAGCTGCCCTTTAAAAGCGGCCTGGCAGGAAGCGCGTTGCGCTGTCTCCTGCTGCTCTGTAATTTCTCCCTGGCTTCGGCGGTCAGGCAGCTGCATCACATGAAACATCATCATGCCGCCTTACATGCCGCGTTGCGGCATCATTTGCCAACCCTGCGAGCCTGAAGCACCACAATTATATCCGTCCGGTTATTCTCGTCTGATTTGCCTGTAAAACCCGGCAAAAATGAAAAACCTGTCCGCGACTGCGTCAGCTTACTGCTGGCAAGGCCACCAAGCACAAGTAATTCACCGTCCTTAACATCAACCTTTGTGCTGATTTCCCGCTTCGTCAGTGTCGGGCTGGAGTTAACGCCTGTCGTTGTCTTTACAAAATCGCTCAGTTGCTGGCTGATATCCAGTGTTATCAGTCCGTCAAGCACAACCGGCGTTACTGTAAAAATCGCCCCGCTGTTCCTGTATGTCACAGACTGGACTGGCGTTCCGCTGCTGCCCTGATAGCTGACACTGTCCAGCACCGGAACTTCCTGACCCACAGTAAACTGCGACTTACTGCCGGAAAGCACCGTAAGACGCGGATTACTCACGACATTAAAGCGTGAATCCTCTTTGATCAGACTGTAAAACGCATTCAGCCCTCCAACATTCAGCGTAAACGAATTACCCCCATCAAGACGAGCCCCCACAGACATCCCCAGTTTATTACGGAACAAATCAGCAATAATTTGCAGTCCGGTTGCATTGCGGTCTGTCGTCTGGACTTCAAGAACATAGCCGCTCACCGTTACCTGCTCTGCCGGAACGTCAATACGCGGCAGTATTTTTTCTATCTGCCGGACGGATGCTGCCGGACCGGAATAAACCAGCACTTCGGCATCCGTTGCGATCGACATACGCGTCGATGCACTGTCTGTCGTGGTTATACCTGACACACCGCCAGACAAATAATCGACGGACTGAATATGATTACTGAAAGCCCCGGAAGAAACCACAGAGTTAAGCATTGCCGATAAATAACTCACGCTGCGGTATTTAGGGCGATAAGTAAAAACCACATCAGGCACTTTCTGCTCAGTCTGCTTTATCACTGAAATGTAATCCACGCCATCCTTCATCGACGTGACGCTGATATTCAGGCGTTTAAGGTATGAAATAAAAAAGCTTCGCGGCTCCTGATTTTTACTCAGATAGAAACTGACAAGTCTTGTGTCTCCTGCAATATCCGGCGACAACTGATAAGGGCGATTAAAAACCCGTTGCCAGACCATGCTGATAACCTGAGGTAAAGGCGCATTGTCCATTGACATCTCCACACGTCGTGCCTCACTTTCTGAAACGGCATAAGCCGGAGAAAAAAATGATAAAAGCACAAATGAAAAGAATACGGTGATCAGTTTCATTTTTGCCCCCTGAAAGAAACCGGATTATTACAGGACCATGCAACAACCTTCACGCCGTCCACCTCTCCCTCAAGCATAATATTCAGCCCCCTGAATTTATTTGCGGAAACCATACGAAGGCGATTATCCGTATCGCGCAGAAAAACATAGTTCCGGTCCCCGTCATTAAAACGCCCTATTACGCACCACTTTTGAGAAGGCGCAGGAGCGGTTTTATTCTCCGGTGAAGGCGAAACATTAACCGACGGCGAAGACGGCGAAGAACGTAACGGCGCTGACTGCTGTGCCTGTTCTGTTTTTTTCTGCGGATTAAAAAAAGGCAAAAGAAAACTAAAGAAGAGATAAACAGAAAGCAATATAAGAAAAATAAACAAAAGAATAACCTGCGGTTTAAACAAAACCGCCCTTGCGTCAGTTCTTGTTTCCACCGCTCCCTTAACATCATGAGAGCTGTAAAGCGGGTAAATATCTTTACTGTAACGGCAGACATAATTTGAAAGATGCGTTGCCTTTGTGGTTCTGGAACCGTCGAAAACATCAACGCGATAACTTTTATGAGAAAGACCAATCAGTTTTTTCATTCTGAAAGTCTGCTCAATACGCTCACGAAGAAAGCGAGGCAACGTTGTCAATGCCTGATTAATAAGAACAAGGTCGCAGGTTTGCCCCGTTTTTTCATCAGCATAATGGCGATGCTCGGCAGCAAAGATACGGGCATCAGATGACAAAGCTTTATCTGATGTAAAAAAACGATGACACTCATCGAGAATAATTAAATCACCTGGCTGGCAGAGTGATTTATCCTGATTTCCCTTAACCGGATAAAAATCAGGGGACATAACCCGCTCATTTTCAACATGAATGATTTCACCTGGTGAAATATCATCACTTATCAGTTTGTTTTTATAACAATACTGAATGATTGCCTCATGATTCAGTCCGTATATATTTGAGACAATCCTTCGGCCGGATGCAACAGCCGGAATAATAACAGACTTAACCACTTCATAAGATTTGCCAGAACCCGGCACGCCAATATATGCAGTAATAGCCATAAATCACCCTCTTAATTAAAGAATGGAATGCGGCGTATAAAGAAACGCGTAAACATGGCTGAAACCATCATGGGCAAAACAACATCAAAAGACATCAGATTAAGAAACCACAAAACAGAAGAAGGCAACTCTGAAAAAAGCGAGGAAATACTGCTACCATCAGGAAGATGAGTCACAATCAACGGAAGAACTTCTACAACCATAATATAAATTGCAGAGAACATTACAAACTTAATGAGTGCAGTACGAAAAATAAAACCAAGAGCAGTATTTATTGCAGCAATAAAAATGGCAAACATAATTCACCACCTGATTATCAGGACCGAAGAACAATAAAGAATGAAAGCATGGAGCCAATCAGCGTCATAATCACCCTGAAAGTGGCCCTGACTTCATCGGTATCAAGCAGCACACAAAAAGTATCCAGTTGATAATCTTTATTCCAGATATTGAATGTAAAGACAGGACACTGCCCCCGTGGAATTGTCAGTGAAAAATCACGCGCAGAAGGCCACATATTCCACAATGGAGAAATGAATGATGAAGGCTCAGGAGATGAAATATCAGGCGTATCCACTGAAGGTGCAGTGCCAAAGTCATTTGACACAGTCACGTTAACATTTACCGTAGCATTACCTGTTACAGTGGTACTGCCAGAACCTGTTCCGACTCCAGCTCCTGTACCGCTACCCGTTCCAGTGCCTGTACCCGTTCCAGTGCCCGTACCCGTTCCAGTGCCTGTACCCGTACCGCTGCCTGTACCCGTACCGCTGCCTGTACCCGTACCGCTGCCTGTACCCGTACCGCTGCCTGTACCCGTACCACTGCCTGTACCCGTACCACTGCCTGTACCCGTACCGCTGCCCGTACCTCCAACGGGCTTAAAACCGGGGTCAATAACAGGAGGGGTATATTTACCTCCAGAATTGCTGGTATCACCACCTGGTGTCGGAGGAATAGCAATAACACCAGATTCTGTAAAACTTGCAGAATCACCGATGCGGAGGTCTACCGTAGAACGATAATTGTCTACGTCAGCAGAGGAATATTTCAATAAAAACGAAGATATCCCGCTATATTCAGAGAGGCCATCTAATTGTTCAGTCAGCCCGTTAAGAATATCTGCAATATCCTGAGATGCCAGATTATTTCCAGAGAAAGAAGGCACGTGGAGAGACGATGAGAATGGATTTTCAGTGGTTGCTGCCTCACAAGTAGAATTACCGTCAGAATAAAACAGAACCTGACCGTTATCACAAAAAACAGAATCCTCACTTAACGTTACTGACCAGAATACAAACGAACTCTGGGACCAGGAACCTCGAAAATAATAAGCGTAGTAGAATCTGTACCACTCATTATCAACGTCACTCTTCGGAGGAGTATAATAAGACGACTGAAGCGAGGATTTTTCTTCAGGAGGTAAGCACTGAATAACCCGCGCAGCAGCAGAAAACGGCGAAGTACTGGTAACGTAGCAATTATCAAACCCGCCATGCCAGGCCTTGACACCCGCACTCATGGCTGGAGTGTAATAAAACGCGTTATAGCCGTTTTTATCTAAAACCAATTTTGCCACCTCCTCAGCAAAAGGTTTTCCTGCGGCATAAATTCCAAGACTGACTGTAGTTACACCAAGACCGTAAGCCAGAGTACTCCACGACATTGCTGAAGCAGAAATCCCGGCAGATGCAGCATAATTTGATGCAAAAGACGCTGCCGCACGTGAATATCCTGATAACGTTGCCGAAATAGATGAGGCGCTGGCCCCCATTGCAGATAATTTGCGATTAATAATACCGGACAATTCAGAAGAAAATGTTGTGGTAGTCAGTGTCGCTGTTTCAGCACAGGCGTGATTTGTTAACAAAACGTACAATAGCGACACAGAAATATTTTTCAAAAAACTCATTTCATCACCAGTAAAAACTAAATGGTTTTACAATTCGACGGAAATCCTGATCGGCTTTTTCAAGGATAACTGAAACAACATATTCTTCAATGGTTGCATTTTTATTGTAAATAATTCTTTCTATCTGCTCGATAGTGTATTCCGGCAATTTAACTTTAAATTCTTGAGTAGACATAAAACCTCACAAATTAGATTTAAACCCAATGACGCAACATAACCCACAAAGGGAACCAAACATCATAAAAATAAAATCAAACATAAATATCCAAAAAAAGGGCGGAATATCCGCCCTTCCTCATAAAAAACAACTCAGATACTTCTGATGGCTCCCCATACTTTACGAACGCCAGCAAAAGTCAGATAAACTGTAACTCCTGCAACACCGATAGAAAGAATAACAGCAGAAACAGAAGACATATCAATGCTGTTAGTCAATGATGAAAAATCGACTGTACCAGCAAAAGACGGAGATACAGCAAGAGCAGAAGCAGCGGAAAAAGATAAAGCTGCAACTTTCTTATCAACACCCTTAAAAAAATTGGTCATTTTTGCAAACATAATTAAAGCCTTCTTATTAAACTCCAAATTGTGGAAATAATCATGCCAAGAAAAAAACAAAATACTGGCAGTGAAAATCCCGTTAAAAACGCCGAGGAATAAATCCCCGACACATCAGGTATCCCCACGCAAATAGCATTAATTTGCGTGGAAACTGAATCCGAATTAACAGACATAAAACTATTTATCCCGCTTAGGATAAATTAATTGATAGTCAGAAAGAACGCTAACCATTGCTCCTTTTTTGGACTTCATACCATAAGCTGGCAAAATCTCAATATAAAAACCACCATGTTCACGGGCAAAATTCAAATCATCACGAAGGCGCAATCCAACGGAATGATTATTATCAGGACTAACATCAATTTTTCCTGGAGCAAATCCGGCAGATGCACGCCCTGCTGCCTGAGAAGATGAATAAGTAGTAGACAACGCCTGAGCATTCGCCCATTCAGTATCTGAATCTTCAATTTTACCAAATTGAACAAAAACTATCTTTAAAGTCTCATTTTTCATAGAACCACCTTAAAATGGAACTGAACGATTATAGAATTTACCTGCGATCACCTGCCGATAAACATCCGGTATTGAAAATCTAATCTTCTCATCCTGTATATCCTCATGTCTGACAATGGCAGTAAATACCGCCTCATAATCATTACCGAGAAGATGAAATAACTTTGCAACAGATTTAGAGCACTGCTTACGTAACCAGTGAACATTATGTTCCAGTGCATTAATTGCCTTTTTTTCGTCCGCTAAGTCAGGACGATAAGGATTAAACTTGCGTGGTTTAGCTGGATTGATTTGTGCAGCATAATCACACAATCCCGTAAAATAACCGGCAATATCAAGCAGTACATCAACAGGAACCCCTTTAAGCTCGACCTCAGAACGATTCCACGTACCACTGACTTTTTGTTCAAGCGCTTTATTATAGATACGCCAGTAAACACGCGATTGCCGGGAACCAAACGTGTACATCTCCTGCTTTAATAATGCGCGACCATCCCACTTACAGGAATTCGAAAAACCCGGACGCGGCCCCTTACCACTATAAAACGCGCCAGAACGATGATCGCGAACAGCTGCATCGCATGTAAAAACACCATCGAAATCATCAACAGCCAAATCAATACGCTTGAGCGTAGTAATATTCAGATGTTTCAACCATTTGAATACATCCTGAGGCTCAGTACCACTAAATACATGAGCACATCCCAGACCGGAAATCTGTATATATACCGTGTTATTGTTTCCACCCCAGAATGCAAAGCCATGTAGATTATTACCGCCATCATCAGAAAATAATGGCGCAGAACAACGATAATTAAAGCCACCACGGTCCCGTTCAGGTCCCATACTCAAACCGAAAGCACTGGATAACCAGATTTTAAGGCGATGCAAATACGCAGCCTGAACAGCCTGATTATATTGTTCAATTTGATGTTCAATTAACGCTCTATCGCCAGAAATACCGCTACAAATTTTATCTGATTCCGCATCATCAGGAACCCAGCATCGAGTTTCAGGATCAACCACATCACGAAAGAAGGCATCACGACCGGGCAGAAAATCACGCAGACGCGGCATGGAACCATACTTACGCCAGAACTGAATAGCACCGTCGAAAGTCTCAAGATTCTTAAGCTCACTTATTGGAAAAGTGAAAGCAAGATGGTCTATGAAGACGTGACGTATGGTTTCCTGAACCGGCTTCATTAGCAAACAGTCTCCTGATAACCGACCCATGAACCAGAAGGCAGTGCAACAGATACCAGAACGAAGTCATCCCCGATTGTTTCAACGCATGCAATGAACAGCTCATTAAATGAGCTGAAGAAATCCCATTCACCATCAATGCAGGCATTAACGCCATAATCAGGAATGTAATCGTAGTAAACAATCTCGTGAGACATGTTTGCACCGCAATATATTTACCGCATGCGCGCATCATAATCACATTTAATGCGTGTTGTAAATACGCATGCGCTATGCGGGTGTAAAAAAAATGGAATAATCACCTTCTATTGAAAGGACATAGAGGTAAATTTTGATGAAAAAAGAAACAAAGCGCGGAGACACAACCGTAAGGATTAACGAAAACAGAAAACTGGAGCTAAAACGAAGAGTGCTGGAAATCGGTAATAAAACAGGTGAGCTACTAAAACCATCAGAGATAGTAAACCACTTAATAGACAACTACTTAGATGATGCGGTGAAAGATCTAATAAGCAAAGAAGAACTTAAGAAAAAAAAGGCAATGTGA